AGGAGAGGTGTTTAAAATCTGACGAGCACTGTGATAGAGATAACGCTCTGCTGCATTTGATGGAAGACCAAAAACATTTTCATATTCACTGATACTGCTTACGTTGATAAGTTCGTTTGTCGGACCTTGGTTAGCAAAACCAACAGCGAGAACATTTGTGTTTCCTGTTGTGTTAGATATTAAACTAAGATCTAACTCATTGATCTGAACGCCTGGTGAGGTTATAGTTAAAGTTGACATATTTTCTAAATGTATTTATCCTAGAAAATACCCATTTTATAAAAATCTTTTTTTATTTCTCTTTGAGAGTAAGTAATATTAATATGACAAAATATGATCTATTAGTAGCTTCTGTTTTAGAAGAAGCAAATTGCACCAGAGTAACCCAGAAAACACACTCAACCAGAAAAGGAAAGAAATGGATGAAATGCGTAAAAAACCCAAAGGGCGGATATAAAAGAATTCACTGGGGTCAAGCTGGCGTAAGAGTTGGTAAAAATAACGCAAAGAGAAGAAAGTCATTTAGAGCAAGACACAAATGCTCATCAGCCAAACCAGGCACACCTAAATATCAGGCTTGTAAAGATTGGTAAGTAATATTATAGTAATTTTATGAGCAATCATTTTGATGCAATTTTAAGAAAATATATTTCCGAGGCTACTGGTTTAACGCCCAGCGATATTCAAAGATCGGAAGCGCAATTAAATTCCTCTCCCGATGGAGTTAAAAAAGCAGCCGAAGCCGCAGTTCAAGCATTAACACCAAATAAACCATTTGATAAAATGACACCAGTTGAACAGTTACAGGCTGTTATAGATCCAAAACATCCAGTAAATGATATCACAAAGGTTAATCTTACTCCAGAATTGGATGATCATCTTAAAAAAATTGGTATTACTATTGGTAAAAATAGTAGCTCACAAGAGCCTTCTACATCATCAGAAAATCAAACTGGTGGCACTAACACTCCACAAGGATCTGTTACCGCTGGTAATACCTACGGATCGGGTTCCGGTAATCAGCCTACAGTTCAACCCTAATTAACATATTTGTTAATATAATTTATGAGCAAAAAAATGCGCCCCAAGAAAAAGGGTTCAGACAGACCTCAATCTGGAAGAACTCGTCACGTAACAACAACATCGGCTCCTTGCGAAGATGGCGAGAATAAAGATAATTCTTTATATGTATTTCAAAGAGATAAAATAAATTTTGAACTATCTATTAAAGAACTTCCGTGGACTGATAATCAAAAGAAAATCATTGCACAGTTCTTGAATAAAGAAACGAAAGTTCTTTTATTAAAAGGACCCGCAGGAACATCTAAAACAACTCTTGCTATGTATTGCGGTTTAACTCTTCTTAATAGAAGAAGAATTTCCGATATGGTATTGGTTCGTTCAGCAGTTGAATCTTCAGATTCAAAATTGGGATTCTTGCCAGGCACACTGGATGAAAAAATTGCAGTATATCTTACGCCTTTCCATGACAAATTTGAAGAACTTCTCTGCAAAGCTCAGTTGGACAGACTACAAAAAGATAACCGTTTAACAATTTGTCCAATTAACTTTGCAAGAGGTCTTCACTTCTCAGCAAAGTTTGTTTGTGCTGATGAAGTTCAGAACTTCTCTAGAAGAGAAATTCACACTCTTATGAGTCGTATCGGTGAATTCTCAAAGGTATTCCTTTGTGGTGACCCAGAACAAAGCGATCTTCCTGCTGGTAAATCAGGATTTAATAAAGTTTTTGAATTGTTCAATAACGAAGAATCAAGACAACAGGGTATTTTCTGCATGGAATTAACAGAAGATGATATTGTTCGTTCTGAACTCTGTCGCTTTATTACCCATAAGTTTAAAGAACTTCAGCTTGCTGTTCAACAAGATGAAGCTAATAAGGCTCAACATCATAAAGAAAACTCTCATAAAGATAGTTGGAAACCATCAGATAATAAGTAAGTATAATACGATGAATAATAATCCTCAATATCAAACATTAGAGAATCGTCCTATTGCTTGCACTTTTTGTGGTGCACAAGTACAGGGCAGAGTTACACCGAAGCAAGATCCAAAAACAAAGTCAGTAGTTCAAGAGTGTCGTTGGATGTGCGGGAGATGTAACAATTTAGTTAGAATTGGCAATTTAAAGTAAAATGGAACTGGATAAGATCATAACAGAAGTATATGATACTGCTAATAAGTCTTATCCTGCCTATAGCTCACCAGCTAGAAAAGATTTCACTCCACAATCAGCCAGAAATACACCGAATTTTCCGTATCAACATCAGGACGATTTAACCAATCCTCCACCTCAATCGGTTCCAAGTATGCCGTGGCCCCTTGGAACCGTAGTTGATGATTTGACAGATAGCTTTGTTTTCTTATCTCAAGCTATAGATAAGATTGCGTCAGCGGTTAGAAACAATCCGTCACTAAGTGATAAACAAAAGACAAAGTTAATTCGTTTTTATAAGATAGGAAAATTTGCTTTAAAGGGAATAAGAAAGATTGGATTGCATATAATTGATGTTGCAAATATAGCAGGAGAGCAACCTTCTCAGAATCCCGTACCGGCGGCAGAGTATATCCCACCTGAATCCGCCGCTTTAAATAATAAAATAAGAATAAGAGTTAGATAAAAAATAGTTGACACGATAAAGGTAATATTGTAATATTGCTTATATGTCAAAAATAAAAATACCTTGGATCTTTATAAGATCTACCTTAACAGTTATAGTAATATCTCTTATTGGTTCACTGGGCATAAAAACAATCGGTGGTAATTTCTGGGCAGCTTTTGCCTTATTTGTAGCTCTACAATATATTCTATTTTCTTTTGTAGCATCTCTAATAAAGAGCTACTTCTTTCAAAAGACCTATCAAAAGGAGCTTGATGCCCTTGAACCACTATCAACCATTCTTGATTGTGCTTATTGTTCAAAATCAAATGTAATGACTTTTTTACCTGATCAAAATGAAAGAGCAGAGTTCATTTGCAATTCTTGCAATAAAACAAATCTCGTAAACATACAATTTGTAGTTGCAAGAATAACAGAACCTGTTAATATGCCATCTGTTACTGGTATACCATCAATTCAAACTGTCGCAAATGAAAAATAAATCTTGGAAAGTTATAACCGAAGATAGTGCTAAGTGGGCTAGATGGATGGCATTCTACGAAGCAGTAAACATTATCATTGATAATGCTGAAGATAAGAAAATTCCTTTGGAAAAGGTTGTTTTTAAGCCTTTAAAGATCAGAGAGTATATCGAAGCAACCGAAGATTTATTTCTTAGAAAACTTCTTAGACAAGAACATAATATTGATGTTGCCTATCAAGAAGAAGATCCTAAAAAAGACGAGTACCAGTTTGTTTAATATTCGCCGTAAACGCTGGTATTAGCACAAGGGTTATCGGATGGATAATTAAAGTTACTATCTGCCAATGCTTCCAATGCATCGTTGTCATTGATTGGTTTATTACCTTCTCCAGAACCTGGCGAACCTGGTTCGTAGCTGTAATCGTAACGTTTCGCCTTAAAGAACCAAACATAGTGACCACCCAATGCATTGATTACAAATTCATCGATAACCTCTGTTAGTTCATATACAGTAGCTCCACGTTTAGGAAAATTGATTCTATCGCTTCCAAATTCTACTAGTTGCAGAAGATCACTTGGTTTTGGTTCGCTTGACAAACCAAAAGCAGTTGTGAAATCATCAGGGTGTAAAACTCCATTCATATCACTATCAGCAATAATACCGAATTTAGAAAGCAAATATGAATCATTACTGAGGTTTAATAAAACAATCATTTGTTTTGGTGGAGCAAATCCTGCACTTGGTTCTTCACCGTAAAGAACATTAACACCAGACAATGCAGTTTGGTTTTGATAATAGTTTATCAATTGACCATTAACATGAATTTGTTCTTTCCAGTAGTTACTGAAAAGTTGTCTTTCATTGGAGTTAATTCCTTTATTTAAATAACGTAGTGATTCCATTTTACTTTCCTTTTTTCAAAAAGAGTTTTCCTGTTAAAGGATTTCTGTGAACTTTAACTCTCTCACCGTTTTTACCAGCCGCTAATGTTTTACCTTCTTTTCCTATCTTATTAAAATTGATTGGGTTACCAGCAGATTTTAATTTTTTAAGATTAGGCGTTGTTGAAATCAAAGGAACCTTTGTACCTTTGGGTGCTTCCTTTGCTCTTTTGAGTTTTGGATTATTAACACCAAGCATTTGCTTCTTCGTAACATCTTTAGCAACAAGTGACATACTCTTTTTTATATCATGACTAGCTAACTTTGCACCAGTTGCTGCTGCATTTGATTGATGAGCGTGACCGCTTCTTTCTAAGAAAAATTGCTTAAAGTTCATTATTATTACTTACCAACAAAAAAGCCCTCCGAAGAGGGCTTTTCTTAATTTATTTATTTTATATTATTCTCCACGCTGATCGTCAAAGAGGAACTTACCAACCTTAACGCCCTTTGCATCGTATGAATTACCCTGCTTCTGGTATTTGTTAATTCCTTCTTTGTTTTCAAAGTTTTCTGGCTTACCTGTTGCCTTCTTACCCTTTTCTACAGTTGCCTTTGAACCAGCTTTTGGAACTGCACCCTTAACTGTGAATACTGACTTCTTGGTTTGACCAGCTTCTAATTTTTCTTGATCAACGAGAGCGTGTCCAAGAACTTCAGCTTCAACTGATTCCTCACTAACTTCCTCTTCCTCTTCACCCTCTTCAGAGCCATCTTCTCTTGAATCTTCTGGTAATTCATCATGCTCCTCACCTTCCTCTTCATGTTCAATGTGACCCTCTAAGTGAGACTCAAGCTTACCAACGAGTTCTTTAAGCTGGGAAACAAGAGATTCTAAATCCTCGTGTTCGTCTTCTTCAAAATCCTCAACCTCGTCATCGTCACCAAACATTTCGTCGTCACTTAATTCTTCATCACCGTGACCGATGCCTTCAGGTCCACCAAAATTGTCTTCTGGTTCTACGCCTTCCTCTGAACCAAAGGAGAATGAATCTTCAGAAATGATCTTGTTATATAATGCGTCAAATGGATTTAATGAATCCTTTAAAGTTAACTTCTCACTAGCCTTATATTCCTTTGGCTCGTTTTCTGGATCTTCTGAAAGTTCAGCAGGAGCTTCTACTGGCTTCTTAACATCTTTTGCAACTTTATCTGTTCCAGAATCTTTATAAAAAGTCTCTGCGTTTTTTTGATTAGAAGCATCACCGAATGGTGCTCCAACTTTTAAGGATTGTCCATTGACTTTTCCAGAGGTTGCATTTTCGTTGAGTACTTTCATATACGCTGATGTGAGAGGATCTTGTTTCATATGTTGTTTTGAATATTTACTCTTCACACATTCCATTTCCACAAATTTTTTTTAAAAATATGGTTTTAATTCAACATCAATCAAATTATTGGCAACTCCTCTGTCACATGGTAATATAAAATCAGCAATCTCTGGGTCACAAATCCCTGATAAAAAGGGCGTTTGCGTACCAGTGAATCGTGTATCTAAAAACTGATAACCTAATTCTTTACCATCATCAGGATTTAAATTCATAATCTTTGCGTAATCCAATTTCTAAAAGATTCTTTTAATTCGATAACAATATTAAAAACCTTTTCAAAAACTTTTGGATCTTGTTTATATCCTTCTAAACTCTCATCTAATTCATTTTTTGTATATTGCCAATTCCATGATAATTCATGAGGAACCTTAAAACCGTAAAATTTTAAAACTTGTTTCTGTGTTCTTAAAACATTATGACCATTCCAATTATGACCGATTAAAATTACTCCTGCATCAATATCTGAAATAACATTATCTTCTCCTAATGATGCCCAACGATTTTCAATCCAATCCAATCTTTCAATTAATCTTTGGTAATTTGAATTAGTTTGACCCCAACGCACCGACCCTAAAAATACAACAGCATCGGATTCAAATAGCTCCTTTGTAATTTTCCAAAGTTCATCGTCTTTATTAGCTATTGAACACCAACAACGATGATAACCACTTGGGTTTTTCTTTTTATCTTTTAAGACTGCATCCTTTACCCCACAAGTATTTCCGGTTGATTCGCTTACGTTTCCTTGGCAACTATTAATTTTTAATTGAGTGATATCAATTAAAACGCATTTATCTTTTCCGAGTGCTTCTTGAATACGCTGAGCGATACGTTTACTTTTTGGTGTATCCTTAGAACTTTCTGCCCTACTACTTGTCGATAATAGTAATACTTTATTTTTTGATTTTAAGTATTCAATTGTTAATAATAATTCTCTGTTCATGCGTTATTTAAAAGTATTTCTGCTTCTTTTTCTAGATTCAAAATACTTATCAGTTCGTAGTCATCTTCGCCAGCAACCCAAATAACTTTACAATCACCCACTTCAAATGGCGTATTTCTCTCCAAGATTAATTTGTATAAACAAAGCTGAAGGCTATATTTCCCAAGTTCACATTTAGGAACGCTATCAATCGGAGGCAACATTGTTTCGCCTTTATAACCCTCCCTTTTGATTTCTTTATTGGTTTTGTAATCAAATAACATCAATTTACCAGTTTTCTTATTATAAGAAAGGTTATCAATAGTACCACAAATTCTTTTTTCTCTATCACCTATAACAAATTCGGATTTTAAAAGAATATGATCTTGCTTCCACCATTCATAAAAATTTTTGAAGTTTTTAAGCAGGTGAGCAATTTCCATATAATATGTGGCAAGCTGATCATCTGTATGATAATCATTCTGTTTCTTTCTGAAAAAATTAATAATATTTTCCTTATCAATAGGAATAGTTCTTCTTTGGTAAAATTCTTCTACCATCAAATGAAATTCATTTCCTTTATGACAAGAATAATCTTTATTATAATCCCATTGCCAAAGAACATCTTCTACGAGTTTACCGTCTCTCTTGGCAACCCTATGAGCAATAGCTTTATCAAATGGTTTTTCATATTTGCTAATGAGTTGAGATACAGACATTTCTGCCCTCTTACCATCAATTTCATAATGATGATCCTTTTCAAAAAACTTAATATCAGAGAAAGCATCCTCTAATACTATTAGTCCATTAAAATTAAGATCTTGCAAATCCGATGACTCTTTCTTTATCTTCATTTGGTTTTTCTTCGTTTAAATCTACGTCTTTTTCTAGGTTATAAATATCAGCAACGGAAGTTGCTTTGGTAATACCATCAATCGTTTTCTTGCTATATTTAAGACTCTTTGCTAATTTTTTTGCATCAGTTATAGACAACGCTCCAAATTCATAATCAACCTGCAATCTTCCTTTTCTCCTAAGAGCAGAATCAATTTCGTTCTTGGGGCAATTATAAGTCAATATAACAGAAGTCTTTAAGATATCACTCATAATACCATCAGACAGATTAAGCAATGAAGATACAGCAGAAGAATCCATTCCATCACCGTGTCTTTTCATAATAGCTTTTTCTGCATCTTCCAAAATAATAACAGAGTTTGGTTTCTGTATAAGAATACTCAAACAATTTGGATCAGATGTAAAAGTCTCAATCATTGTGGTGGGAATATAAATAAAATCCCTATCAATTTGACTCGCCAAATATTTAATATAAGTGGTCTTGCCCGTGCCTGGTGGTCCGTGAAACATAAACAATCCACCCTTACTACTACTCAATCTGTCTTTGATAGTCTTATCGGTTTCCAAAAACTTAGAACCATAGTTTAGCTCAAGATTAATATCTTCTGGGATGTTAACGCTAATTGGTTCAAATGCATAATCCCCATATTGATTTTTGATAAACAAATGAACCTTTGAACCTTGTTCATTTATAATGAATTTTGCAAAGTCTTCTAGGTGATAATCTTGCACATGAGAAGGAGCAGCAATCGCCAAATCGTACTTCTTTGGTTTGATTCTTTCGTCCTTTCTGGCATTGTCATCCAAGTCAAAAGAAAAAGGCATACCCTTTAAATCCATTCCCTGAAATTCATCCTCTTCACCAGCGGCTGAAATTTTTATATAAACATCTTTGTATTTAAACCAAAAACTTCCACCTCTAAAATGTTTACTGTTTTTTGATAATTGAATTAATTTTCCGGTTGAACTGAATTTAATCAGTTTAGAGTTTTCCATTAAAAAATCAAAAATGTCTTCATTAAACTTTTCATCAAAATATAAAGTTGACGGAGATGTATCATATGTCATTAGTATATAGCGATTTACGTTAAAATCGCTACCAGTAGAAGGCGCATAAAGATCTCTGGATTGATCTCCGTGTCTGAATATTTTTGATTCCTTTAACTTAAACATAGGTATAAATTTTACCATAGGTATCGTATAAAGCAATATAATTCTTTTCATTTGACATTTAACCCGCATTATTAGATAATAATTCAATGAAAACTGCAATTATTATTACTTTTGTCCTTTTTTCTCTTTTGGTCTTACCGCTGATTATTATATGGAGTTTAAATAATATTTTTAAACTTGGGATAGTTTACAACATTCAAGATTGGGCATCAATTTTAGCGTTACTTATCATATTAAATGCCATTTTTAGGGGTTCGCCAACGGCTCCGAAAAAAGATAAATAATAGGGTATGGAGAAGCTAGGAAAGATTAAAACAAAAAAACTTTATAATAGATGTCTTAATTTAGCAAGAAGAAAACCCCCCGAATTTTTCTCATTTAGAAAAATGAGAGGTACACATGGATACTGTAATTGGACTGACCTAGAATTTAATCCAGCAGGAGAATTACTTTCAACAGCATACCATGAGTGTATACATTATCTAGAACCGAACTGGTGCGAGACACAAGTTTTATATGCCGAATCAAGAGTTAGAAATTTAGTTTCTCACTTAGATCATGCTCTCTTCCTCAAACATATTTCGATGAAACTTTACAAATCAGAACTACAAAAACACATTTTAAACCGACCAAAAAAGAAGAAAAAAAAGCTTTCAACCGCAAAGAAAAACTAATACAATTAAAGATTAAATTTTATGATATTCGAAGAACAAATCAGCCGTAAACCCAACCTTTATCCTTGGACAGAAGAATTCATTGAAGCAATGCACAATGGCTTCTGGACAGATAAAGAATTCTCATTCAAATCAGATGTTCAGCAATTCAAAGTGAATCTCACCGAACAAGAGAGAGAAATTATTATTCGCACTCTTTCTGCTATTGGTCAAATTGAAATTGCAGTCAAAACTTTCTGGGCAAAGCTTGGTGAGAATCTTCCACATCCTGCCATGCAAGATCTTGGATATGTAATGGCAAATACAGAAGTTATTCACAATAATGCTTACGAGCGTTTAATTTCTGTTCTTGGTCTTGAAGATGTTTTTGAAAAGAATCTTAAACTTGAATGGATTGAAGGTCGTGTGAAATATCTCCGCAAGTATACTCACAAGTATTATAAGGATTCAAAGAAGCAATATCTTTATGCTATCATTCTTTTTACTTTATTTGTTGAGAATGTTTCACTCTTCTCGCAGTTCTATGTAATCAATTGGTTTGCTCGTTTTAAGAACGTTCTTAAGGACACAGATCAGCAAGTAAAGTATACTCGCAACGAAGAGAATATTCATGCTCTCGTTGGTATCAAGATCATCAATACAATTCGTTCTGAATATCCAGAATTTTTTGATGAAGAACTTGAAAACAAAATTATCTCCGAAGCAGAAGAAGCATTTAAATCTGAAGCAAAAATTGTCGATTGGATGATCAACGGAATTCAAGAAGAAGGTCTTAGCGCACCTATTGTTAAAGAATTCATAAAGAATCGTATCAATGAATCACTTGTTCAGATTGGTTTCAGAAAAGCATTTGAAGTTGATAAGGAAATTCTTAAAGAAACTAAGTGGTTTACAGAAGAATTACTTGGAAATAATATGACTGACTTTTTTTTCCAAAAGCCAACCGAATACGCAAAGAAGGATCAATGTTTTGATGAATCTGAATTATTTTAATAAATATTCAAATGAGAGATAAAGATACAATTTTATTAGAGAATGCTTATCAACAAATTTTAGAAAATGAAACATCAGATCTTGGTATGATGAAAGATGACAATGGTATTAAAAGATCAGTTAATAAAGTTATCGAATTTGCTGAACAAAATAAAGACAAATATTATAAAACAAATTTTCCTATTAAAGATTTAGAACATAATCTTGAATGGTGGAATAAACAAAATCAAGCAGATCCAGAAA